AACGCCTTCCTCCCCGGCGAGGACTCAGTCGCCGAGCGGATGCGTGAGTCCTTCGAGAAGATCCGCGAGGGGCGCGCGGTCGACGTCGGCTTCATGTACGACTCGATCGAGGCGCACCCGGAGACTCCGCTCACGCCCGAGGCCCTGCACATCGTCATCCCGAAGATCCGCGGTGACGCGGTCTGGCTGGTGCCGGCCACGATCATCCAGTCCATCCTGGACACGACCATCTCTGCCTCGCGCTCTCGGCGTATGTGGCTGAACCAGGTCGTGGCCGAGGAGGACGCGATCTACGGGCCGGCCGAGTGGGACCCGCTGCTCGACGAGGGCAAGAGCCTGAAGCCGGGCGACGAGATCGTCCTCGGGTTCGACGGCGGCAAGAGCTCGGACTCAACCGCCCTGGTGGCGCTGAGGGTTCGGGACATGCACGCTGTGCTGCTGAACATCTGGGAGCACCCGGAGGGTGAGGCAGCCAAGGACTGGACGGTCCCGCGCGGCGAGGTCGACTCGGCCGTGCACGAGGCGTTCCGCATGTTCGACGTGAAGGCGTTCTTCGCTGACGTCGCGCTGTGGGAGTCGTACATCGCCGACTGGTCGGAGACGTACGGCGAGCGCCTGGGCGTGAAGTCGCCGACCGGCAAGGACGCGATCGGCTGGGACATGCGTGGCTCGCAGAAGACAGTGACGCTCGCGCACGAGCGCCTGATGCGCTCGATCTTCGACAAGAAGGTCTCCCACGACGGGGACCTGACGCTGCGCCGGCATGTGCTCTCAGCTCGCCGTCGCACGAACAACTACGGCATCTCCTTCGGCAAGGAGTCGAAGGACTCGCCGCGCAAGATCGACGCCTACGCGGCGCTGATGCTCGCGCACGAGGCGCTGTACGAGCTGCGTACGCGCGGCAAGAAGGTCCGGAAGCGTTCCGGGCGCGGCTACTTCCTGTAAGGACGTGTAAGTGTGACACAGAAGGTGGTGAGGCATGGCTGACACCAGCCCAGTGACGCTGGCGAAGGAACTCCTCGCCATCCTCGATCGCGACGAGCACCGTCTCCAGCGGATCGACAACTTCATCCGCGGCCGGCACGACGACCCGTACATGCCGCCCCAGGCGGACGACGAGTACAAGCTGCTGGCCAAGCGTGCGGTGTCCAACTGGATGCCCCTGCTGATCGGGACGCCGGCCCAGGCCCTGTACGTGGACGGCTTCCGGCCGGGCACGTCCAGCTCGGGCCTGCCCCAGGCGTCGTCCTCGACGAGCCCGGCCTGGTCGCACTGGCAGCGTTCGCGCATGGATGCGCGGCAGGCCGCGGTCTACCGGGGCGCCCTCGGCTTCGGTCACTCCTTCGTGCTGACGGAGAAGACGAAGAAGGGCGTGGTCTCCAAGGGTCTGTCGGCGAAGAAGACCGCGGCCCTGTACGAGGACCCCGCGAACGACGACGACCCGTACGCCGCGCTGACGATCACCGTGTTCCCGAAGGGCGACAAGCCGGGCAAGGCCCGGATGTTCGACGCCCGCTACGAGTACGCGGTGTCGTTCGCTTCGATCTCCGACCTCGACTCGGTCAGGGTCGGCGGCCGGAAGCTGCACGGCTCGACCGAGTGCCCGGTCACCCGGTTCGCGGCCCAGGTCGACCTCGAAGGCCGCACGGTCGGCGTGGTCGAGCCGATGATCCCGCTTCAGAACCGGATCAACCAGACGATCTTCGACCTCCTGGTCGCGCAGACGTACACCTCGCACGAGGTGCGGTACGCGACCGGCATGGCGCCGCCCCTCCAGATGGAATTGCTGGACGAGGCCGGCCAGGTCACCACCGATCCGGCGCTCGCGGTCGACACCCGGCCCAAGCTGGACGCGGCCGGCAACCCGATGCCGGCTCCGGTCAACCACAATGCGCGCCGGTTCCTCTTCGCCGAGGACCCCGACGTGAAGTTCGGCAGCCTGCCGGCCGGGCCGATCACTCCGCTGATCGAGTCGGTCGACATGAGCATCCGGCACCTGGCCGCGATCAGCCAGACCCCGCCACACCACCTGCTGGGTCAGATCGCCAACCTGTCCGCCGAGGCCCTGCTCGCCGCCGAGACGGCGCTGAGCCGGAAGATCACCGAGTTCCAGTCTCTCTTCGGAGAGGCGTGGGAGCGGGTGTTCCGGATCGCCGCGGAGATGGAAGGCGACACGGCCGGCAACGAGGACTACGCGGGCGAGGTCCAGTGGCGTGACATGGAGTCGCGCTCCCTGGCGCAGGCCGCTGACGCGCTCGGCAAGCTCGCCGACCAGCTCGGTATCCCCAAGCGTGGTCTGTGGAAGCGGGTGCCCGGTGTGACGCAGACCGAGTACGAGGACTGGGAGCAGATGGCCGAGGAGGACGACTCCGTTGGCCAGCTCGCTACCGCGTTGACGCGGGCCACCCCGTCCACCGACACGATCCCCGCTTCACCTGATGGCGGGGTGGTCGCCGCGTGACCAGCACAGCCCGACAGGCTGAGGCTGATCGCGCTGCCATCGCGTTCCAGACGGCGCTCACCGAGATTGGTGCGGCGACCGTCGCGGACGCGATGAAGCTGTGGGACGACGTCCCGGTCACAAGCCGGGCGTCGACCGCCACTTCGTGGCTGAGGCGTGCCATCACGCTGGTGATGGGCCGGCGCCGACAGAGCCGCGACCTGGCCCGCGCCTACTACCGCCTGGTCCGTGCACTGCGGACCGGGACCACGGTGGCGGACCCGTACCACCCCGAGCCGACGTACATCACGATCGACGTACTGCGGCGGGAGTTCGCCGAGCTGACCAAAACCCCTGAGCGCCCCCAGGAGGGGCCCGCAAGCGGGGACCAGGCCAGCACCCCGGACACCTCCTCGTCGGCCGCGACCGGCCAAGCTGGGGAAGCCGACGAGGGGGCTACGCCCAACGGTGACCAGGCCCGCGAAGACGAGCTCGATCGCATCCTCGTCGAGGAGATCGAGCGGCTTCGTGAGGCGGAGGAGCAGATCGAGCGCGAGGCGGAGCAGGAGCTGCGCCTGGTCCTCGAAGCCCTTGGGACCAACAACCTCCAGAAGAAGGTCGACGCGATCGACGGCGCCAGGAGCGCTGACGATGTCGACCAGGCTCGGGAGGAAGCGCACCAGCAGGCCGGCGCCCGTCAGGCGGCAGCCGCTGAGCGCGTGGCCCTGAACGGCGCCCGCTCCACGGTGTGGAACCACATGCAGCGCGACCGCCGAGTCATCGGCTACATCCGACTTTCGCGTACCGGCACCCCTTGCGGGTGGTGCGCGATGCTCATCTCTCGTGGTCCGGTCTACCGCTCGCAGAACTCGGCTGAGTACGCGGACGGCGACCGCTACCACGACAACTGCCACTGCTACGCGGAGCCTGTGTTCTCGCGCGAGCAGTACAACAGCTCGTCTGCGTACGAGCTGAACCGCCGGTACGAGGAGCTGTGGCCCCAGGTCACACGCGGCCTGTCCGGTAAGGCGGCTGTCGCCGCCTGGCGCCGGTTCATCCGGCAGGAACAGAAGGCCGCAGCCCAGGAGGCTCGGCGATCCACAACGAGCGTCCAGGAGGCGTAACAGTGTCTGAGCAGGAAACCCCCAGCACCGAGACTCCGAACGAGGAGACCCCGCAGACGCCCCCGGAGGGCGAGACCCCCAAGGGCGACGAGGCGGGATCGACCGAGGAGAAGCCGACCGAGGAGACCGTTCCGCCGGAGGTGCTTCGCAAGAAGCTGACCGACGCGAACGCCGAGGCGGCCAACTACCGCACCAAGCTCCGTGAGACCGAGGCCAAGCTCTCCAGCGCCAAGACGGTGGAGGAGTTCGAGGCTGCGACCTCCGAGCTGCGCGGGCAGATCGAGGCGCTGGAGCGGCAGATCCTGCTCAAGGACGTGGCAGCGAAGTACGAGCTGCCTGCCGCCCTGGCCAAGCGCCTGTCGGGCAGCACCCCCGAGGAGCTGGAGGCCGACGCGAAGGAGCTTCAGAAGCTCGTCGCTCCCTCGGCCCCCGAATCGCTCAGCGGCGGCCTCAACCCTGACGACGGGGAGGACTTCGACCCCGTCAAGGCCGCTCGGGCTGCGCGTAAGCGCAGCTACTGACCCATACCCCGGTGTGCAAGTTGCGCACACCGAGCCTCCCCGCATCCTCTACTGACAGGAGAACCACTCCGTGGCTTACACCCCGCACGATGTGATCAAGCCCGACAAGATCGCAGCGACCGCTGCGGTCGCGCTCGAAGAGTCCCTGGTCGTCCCGGCCGTCTTCCAGCGCGAGGGCATCGACCAGTTCAAGGGCGCCAAGAACGACGCGATCAACATCAAGGTCGAAGGCGTTCTGCCCTACCGCACCTACGGGTGGCGGAACGACCGCACGACCGAGCTCCAGTTCGACACCTACGCCGAGAAGACCGTCCAGGTCACCTTCGGCGGGGACGTCTACTCGGCGCTCCAGCTCACCGACGAGCAGAACGACTTCGACCTCAACGGCTGGGCCAAGCTGATGGCCAAGCAGACCGAGGCGGTCGGCAAGGGCCTGGAGTACCAGGCGGTCGACTACCTGATCGACGCCCCGTACGAGGTCACCCTCGGCGGCGCGGTCTCCGGCCGTTCCCTGCGCTCCACCCTGATCCGGGCGCGCGAGGTGCTGAACAAGTTCCGCGTCCCCAAGGAGGGCCGCACCCTCCTGGTCGGTTCCGGCTGGGAGAACGCGCTCCTGTCGGACCCGGACCTGAACCTCGCCTCCAACGTGGGTGAGTCCGAGGCGGTCTCCGCCCTGAAGGAGGCCACCCTCGGTCGCCGGTACGGCTTCAACATCGTCACCTCCGACGAGCTGCCGGCCGACTTCGCCGTGGCCATGGTCTCGTCCGCGTTCATCTTCGCGACCGGCGCCCCGAGCGTCCCGCAGTCCGTTCCGTTCGGCGCCTCCGCGTCGTACAACGGCGTGGCCCTGCGCTGGATTCGTGACTACGACTCGACCCGCCTGACGGACCGGTCGATCGTGAACACGTACAAGGGCTTCCGCACCGTGTCCGACTTCCTGATCGGCCGCGACAACGCCAACCCGAGCCAGGGCTTCGTCTCCGAGTACGAGCACTTCGTGCGCGCGATCAAGCTCGACCTCGACCTCGGCAACGACGTGCTGCCCGACCCGGACGGCCCGGACGCCAAGCAGAAGGAGCTGTTCGACATCACCGGCATCGGTGGAACGGCTGACGGCCCGACCGTCTGATCCGGCTGAGTGAGCGGGCGGGGTGTGCAAGTTGCGCATCCCGCCCCTCCTCGTGAGTGAAGGAGAACCACCTTGGCGAACTTCGCCACACTCGAAGAGCTGAAGGCTCGCCTCGACTGGACGCTCGACGCTGACGAGGAGCGCATCGCGACCTCAGCCCTGGAGGACGCCTCCGACCTGGCCAGCTTCCATGCCGGCCGCGACTGGCCGGACGCCGCCTCCGCCCCTCGCCTCGTGCGGACACTGGTCCTCAAGGCGTGCAAGCGGTACATGACCAACCCCTCGGGCTACACCCAGTCCCGAGCAGGCGACGAGACCCTGGGCTGGAACGACACCCAGGGCGAGAACGCCGGCACCGTCTACTTCACCAGCGAGGAGCAGAAGCTCCTCCAGGAGATCGGCGGGCGCAAGCCCGGCCTGCTCTCCGCACAGGTCTCCGCCTGGGGCTCGGTACGCCGAGACGTGGCGGCCGGCCTGGTCCCGGTCGCGCAGCCGACCCCCGACTCCAAGCCGTTCCCCCTCTTCGCTGACGAGGTGGAGCCCTGGTGAGCTCGATGCAGCGAAGGCGCGGCGTGACCGCGACGATCTGGAAGAGCCGCAAGCACACCGACAACCGCGGCAACGAGATCCTTGTCGCCGACGCGGACGGCCCGCACACCGTCAGGTGCGCTGTGATCCCGCAGCGTTCGGCCCGAGCCGAGGTCCCCGGCCAGCAGCAGATCAACATCACCCGCATGATCGTGGCCGCCGACCTCGAAGGCGTCGAGCTGTGGTCTCGCGTGGAGATGCTGGGCAAGCAGTGGGACATCGTGACCCCGCCGGCCTACCACCACGGCGACCGCAAGACGCGGCACTGGGCGATCGACATCCGCGAGAGGCCGAGCTGATGGCCTACATCTACAAGGGCCTGAACGGCAAGAAGATGTCCGAGATCATCGCCTCCCTCCCCGAGGTGCAGGACGAGGTCGACGCGCGGGCGTTCGAGATCGGCGTACGCGCTGAAGAGCTCCTGCTCCAGCATCGCGCCGAGGGCATCGCACAGATCGACATCGCCAAGGGCGACATCGACACCTACGTGGTCCTCGAAGACACCAACGGCACCAACGCCAAGAGCAACGCCAACTCCGCGATGTCCATCGAGTTCGGCCGCTCCGCGTACGACGTGGAGGTCGTAGACCAGCAGGGCCAGTACGTCACCGAGTACACGGTCGGCGCGATGGAGGGTCTGCACATCCTCGAAACCGCATCCCACCTGCCGAAGAAGCACGGCCCCGCGGTCAAGGTCCACCGCCAGAAGATCCGGATCATCCGGCGCAAGAAGAAGAAGACCAAGAAGCGCGGGGGAGGTAGAGGCTGATGGCTGGACTCCCTCCGGAGATCAAGGCGCTCGCCGAACTCTCCCCCGTGGAGGATCTGATGCTCGCCATCCTCCGGGATGGTTTGCCCGGTATCGCGGTCAAGTCCCTGATCGCCAAGGACCAGACGTTCCCGCTCGTTCTCGTACGCCGCGACCCGTCCTTCGGGAACTGGACGGGCGACACCCGATTCCTCGACGCAGCCCGCGTCGCGGTGCACGTCTTCTGTCAGGACCCTGACGGTGACGAAGACGCTGCGATCCTCTCCGAGGCAGTGCGCGTCGTGATCCGCGACGCCTGGCTCGGACAGAAGGTCGTGCCTGGACGCGGCCACATCACACGGGCCGACCTGTCCGGCGCCCCTCGCCGAGTGAGCGACTGGGCCACCGCGACAGGCCCGGTCCAGTACGCGGACCTCCCGACCGGTGTCTGGCGCTACGAGGCGACCTACGACATCGAGATCCGCAAGCCGCGCAACCGCCCGTACCCCATCCCGTAAGGAGAACCCTTCGTGGCACTGAACGACAACGCCACCCTCGTCATCGGCTCCGGCAACTACCTGACCGCCCCGGTCGGTACCGACATCCCTGCCGACCTGCTCGTCCCGACGTCCCCCTGGGAGGCCGTGGGTCACACCAGCCTGGAGGACATCTTCTCGATCTCCTCCGAGGGTGGCGAGGCCACCGTCATCGGCTCGCTCCAGAACAAGTCGCTGCGCACCAAGTACAGCGCGCGGACCGAGACCATGACGTTCACGCTCCAGCAGTTCGACGTCCCCGGCCTGAAGCTGTACTACGGCTCCAACGCTCCCGTCCTGCCGGACGGTTCGGTCGGCGTCCCCTCCGACCCGACCCCGACCACGGCCGCGTTCCTCGCGGTGTTCGTGGACGGCGACAACCACTTCGCCTTCTACGCCCCGAAGGCCGAAATCTACCGAGCGGACGACGTGTCCTTCGGTGACACCGAGTCCCTGGCCGGCCTGCCGATCGGCGTGAAGCCGATGGCGTACGGCAACAACTCCTGGACGTACTCGATCACGCCGCTTGGTGCAAGTGTCGCGACCGGTGCGACCGCCGGCTCGCCGGGCTCCTTCACCCCGGACGGCTCCATCGCGCCGGCCAACCTGGCTGCGATGGCCAACGTCATCGCGACGCCGACCACGGCCTGGACCAGCGGCCAGTACGTCACCCTGGGCGACGCCTCCAAGGCGTACTGGGACGGCGACTCCTGGGCGGCCGGCCAGGCTCCCTGATCCGACCTCGGTCTGATCTTCCCCGGTGTGTAAGTGGTGCGGACCTCCTTGCACACCGGGGGCCCTTCGGGGCTTCTCGTTCGACGGTCCGCGCTCTGTTCCCCCCTACAACTTGGAGGTCCGCAACCCCATGGCCACGTTCTCTCTCGACTCCATCCGTGCCGCTGCCGAAGCGAAGTACGGCTCGACCGACATCGACCTCGGCGACGGCTTCACCTGCCGGCTGCTCAACCCGCTGCGCCTGCCGAAGGAGAAGCGCGCCGAGCTGCTGAAGATCCAGGACAAGCTCGACGGCGAGGACGCCGACCAGGAGCTGGTGCTCGCGGACGCGATCCGCCTGATCGCCGAGAACGAGAAGGCCGGCGAGGCCCTGCTCGCCGCGGTTGGCTCCGACCTCGCGCTGCTCGCGCAGATTTTCGCCACGTACAGCGAGGGCACGTCGGTGGGGGAAGCCTCGGCCTCGCAGAGCTGATCGACAAGTACGGCGAGGGTATCTACCCCGACCTGCTCTTCCACTACGGAGTGGACCTCACAGAGGTGATCGCAGGTCGGGGGCCCTCCCCCGCGCTCGTCCTCGCGCTCGTGCAGAGGCTTCCCGACACCTCGCTCACCATGGCCCTCGCGTCGGGCGGCCGTGAGCACTTCGGCTGGGGGCTCGACCGCCACATCGCAGCCGACATCTTCGACGCGATCAACCAGAACACCAGGGCCACCGGCCAGTGGGGCAAGGGCAAGGCGCCCAAGATCCCGCTGTGGCCCCGCCCGAAGGTCTCCAAGAAGAAGGAGACGAAGAAGGACAGCCCGGCTCGCCGCGTCTCCGTGGCGGATCTCTACAAGAAGTTCACCACCAAGCGGAGGTAAGCGATGCCACAGGGTCAGGTCATCGGGCGCGTCAGCGTCCGCGTCCTGCCGGACACCGACGAGTTCCGCCGGAAGGCCGAGAACCAGCTCAGCAAGATCGAGAAGCAGCTCAAGGTCGAGGTCCAGGTCATCCCCAACATGGCCGGCTTCGAGCGCCAGTTGCTCACTGAGGTCGGCAAGATCAGCCAGCGCAACCGCCAGTCGGACGCGCGCAAGGTCAAGCTCTACACCCGGATCGACACGTCGACCATGACGGGGGAGCTGGCCAAGGCCATCCGGCAGTACAACGCGAAGGCGCAGTCGGGCAGCAAGGTCCAGCTCCAGACGGAGCTCGACGCTGGCGACGTCCATCTGAAGATCAGCGACGAGTCGCTGCGCAAGATGAGCGACCAGCTCAAGGACTGGCGCGACCGCAACTCCCCGCTGAAGATCAAGATCGAGCCGGACGTCGCGGCCTCCTCCTCGCTGGCGACCTCCGCCCGGCTCGGCGTACTGACCCGGCCCCGCACGGTGTCGATCATCCCGAAGCTGAACGAGGCCGCGGTCGCCAAGGTGGGCACGGCCCTGGCCATGCTGTCCGGCGCCCGCGTGCTGAAGAAGCTCTTCGGTGAGATCGGCGAGACCCTGATGAACCTGGACCGCAGCGTCCCGGTCATCGGCTCCATCGCCGCAGCCATCGCTGGCGTCGCCGGCTTCGCGCTGTCGGCCGCGAGCAACCTCTTCTCTCTGTCGGCGTCGCTGGCGCAGATCGGACCAACGGTCGCCCTGCTGCCCGGACTCATGGGCGGCTTCGCGGTCGGCATCGGCGTCACCATCGCCGCGCTGAAGGACTTCAACAAGGTCGTCCCCGAGGTCAAGCAGACCCTCTCCGGCCTCCAGAACGTCATCAGCAAGAACTTCTGGGCCAAGGCCGCGGAGCCGATCCGCAGCATGGTCGACTCCCTGCTCCCCGCCTTCCGTAAGGGAGTCGCGGACACGGCCACCCAACTCGGCGGCTTCTTCGGGTCGTTCGCCAAGAACCTCGGCACCTCCCTCTCGCCGGCCATGGGCCAGATGTTCGACGACCTCTCGAAGTCGATCAACATCGCGACCACCGGCACGGGCGCTTTCGCCGACATCATCGCGACCCTCGGCAAGGTCGGCACGTCCTACCTGCCGCAGCTCTCGCAGTGGTTCGTCAACCTGTCCAAGCAGTTCGCCGACTTCCTCAAGCGGAAGGGCGAGAACGGGATCAAGGCCGAGATCGACGAGGGCATCCAGGCCCTGAAGGATCTGGGCGGCATCCTCTACAACGTCTACGGCATCCTGTCCGGCGTCGCGAGGGCGGCGACCGAGGCGGGCGGTTCGTCGCTGGCGTCGCTGAACAACGCGCTGGCGAACATCCACAAGACGGTCGACTCCCCCGGCTTCCAGTCCGGCCTGGTCGCCGTCTTCCAGGCCGCGCACCAGGCGATGGACACCATCGCCACCAAGTCCGGGCCGGCAGTCGAGAACCTGTTCAAGCAGCTCGGGCAGCTCCTGACGACGGTCCTGCCGCAGGCCGGCGTGATCATCGGTACGGCGCTCGGTGCGGTCGCTGACGCGCTCGCGCAGCCCGCGGTGACCCAGGGCATCACCATGCTGTTCAACGGGCTTGAGGGCGCCGTGACGAAGCTCGCCCCCGCGCTGGCTCCCGGTGGTAAGGCGCTCGGCGCGATCTTCCAGGTCGTCGGTCAGGCCCTGCCGATCTTCGCCGAGCTCGTCTCGACGGCGATCACCCCGCTGGCGAACGCCTTCGCGCAGCTCCTTCCGCAGCTCTCGCCGATCATCACCCTGCTCGGCGGCGCACTGACGCAGGCATTCGCCGCACTGGCCCCGGTCATCCAGCAGATGGTCCCGATGGTCGGCGACATGCTCGGCCAGGCGTTCTCGTTCCTCGCGACGATCCTGCCCCCGATCGCGGCGATCTTCCAGCAGATCCTTGAGGCGGCGATGCCGCTGGCGCAGGCGTTCATGGACGCCCTCGCCCCGATCCTGCCGGTCCTCGCCGACGCGCTCGGCGCCGTGGCCACCGCGCTCCAGCCGCTCATCGAGAAGGCGCTCCAGATCATCTCCGCGGTCATCGAGCCGCTTCTGCCGATGCTCTCGGAGGTCATCCAGTCGGTTCTCCCGCCGCTGGCTGACGCGGTCATGCGAGTGGCCGAGGCGCTTCAGCCGTTCATGGACGCGCTGCTCGCGGTCGTGAACTTCCTGATGCCGATCCTCGTACCGGTCATCCAGTTCATCGTCGAGCTGCTGGCCGGCGCC